AAATAGCTGATACTTTCCTTGACCGCTTGCATATTGAAATGCGAGATTTATATGAGAAGATGGATAAACTTTCTCCGTTTATTGAATCCGGCAAAATAGATGAAATTGTAACAGACAAATATCAGAACCACTTACTCCGTTTGCAACATAGAATCATGAGCAGGTACATCAATGTATTGGAATGTCGTATTGGTAGGCTTGATGGCTCTCCCGAAGCACCTCTACATCAAATGTCATTTGGTGATGCTATTGAAATTCTCAAACAAGGTGGTGCTATCCGTAGAAGTGGTTGGAACGGTAAAGGTTTGATGGTATTCAAACAAGTGCCAGCTCATATCGAAAGCGACATCATCCCTAAGATGCAATCGCTTCCCCAATCGGCAAAAGACCTTATTCTGAAAGGTAAGGGATTTATTGACTATACAAGCCAGTGTCTTATCTACAACGAGAATACCGGACGCGTTGATTCATGGGTTCCGTCTATCAGTGATGTATTTGCAGAAGATTGGGAGATTGTGGAATGATAGTAACTACCGACATAGGAAACATTCTCTATCGGGACTGCAAGGCTTTCGGAATAGATATAGTGCCTGATGGTGAAACGTTGACGGGTGAATTGAAGTCCGAAAGGATTGTCATCCACACGAAGAAACAACAGCCGGGAAAGTATTGGAAGAAATCTTTCGCAGAAGTGAATCTATGTGTACCCAATTTAAGCGAGAATGAAGCGAACACAATCCGGCTTAACGAACTTGAAAGAAAGGCTGGCAAGCTGCTTGATGATGTAGTAAGCACCTATGACGGTACAACCTATCGTTACTCTATCGAATCAATTGGCGCGGAAGCGGATGCAGCTTTGAAATGCCATTACGTGAATGTGAGAATTTTATTTGAAGTAATAAATGTAAAACTATAAGATTATGATTTCAGCAGTAGGAATAAAAAGAATCTTGTTTGCCGACATTGATAAGGTAACGGCAGACATTACCCCCGAAATCGCAAAGACTTTGATTCAAGCCGCTATCAAAGCGAAAGATGAGGTTTTGAATGTACACGGGGAAACGTGGCAGATTGAGGAAACGGAAGCCTCCGTCACTGGGTACAAGAACCAATTAACGGGAAAGAATTACCGTTACGATGATGTGCCGGGAGAAGTATCGCCCACTTTCTCTATCGGACAATATGACTGGAAGACAAAGAAAGCGTTCATGGGGGGCGATGTTATTCAGGCAACATCTAAAGATGTGGGTTGGAAGCGTGCTTTAGACAAAGTTATTATCAACAAAGCATTGTTCTGTCTGACCGATGATGATGTCTGGTTCATCTTCCCAAAATGCCGTATTGTTTCCCGTGAAGCCAATACGGATAAGGCAATTGCAATCGCTGTAAAAGGCTTGGTGCAGGAACCGGGAATTGAAGGCGTTTCTTCTGAGTATAACTACGAAGAGGGGCAGATTAAAGCTTTGCAGGCATGAACTACAGTAACCATTGTACCTACTCCTTCCGATGCGACCGTAAAGCTGGACGGTGCAACGGTCAAGTCAAAGCAGGTGAATGCTGGGGCTACCGTTCACTATGAAGTGTCGAAAGTGGGGTACGTCACTCAGTCAGGAGATATTAAAACCACTCCTTCTGAAGTTGATACCACTCTTAAAAAAGAGATAACATTGGTAAAAGCACAAGAGTGATAACCGGGGGATGGATATATACCATTCCCCCTTTTAGTTTAAGAATATGAATCAAGCAGCAAAAACGGTTTCTGATGCTTTGTTAGGGCTGGATTTCATGAATGTGGAGATAGGAGGGATGGTTTATACCATTAAACCTCCTACAATTAAAATTATCTGTCGTGCCATTCATCATTTTTCCAATATCGGCATGACTGGAGATAATGTCATGGAAGCTATTAAAGAGCTTCCTGAAGCTACTGAAGATATGCTGAAAGGCATTTCTTGTTTCATCTGTGGCAGTGAGGAACTGGCTGATAATTTGGAGAACGGGACTTTTGAAGAAGTTAGGAATGCTTTGGAAGTGTGTTTTTCCATGATGGATATTTCGGCTTTTCAGTGTGTCAGCTCGATGAGGAACGTGTCGATGCTGGCAGCAAGACCGAAACAGTAGGAAACACAACGTTCTTCGGGCAGATAGCCTATTTGATTGACACGCTGCATCTGAGTTATACAGAAGTGTTTGAGATTATCCCTTATCGGAATCTGCTGATGATGCAACGGGATAAATTACACGCAGTATATGGTGGTCAGAAGGTGAATAGAATCAGTGGTAAGGAATTGGCTAATCGTCGGAAAAAATAAAAGGCGGATTATTCCGCCTTATAATTGATTTCTTTAAAATATTCATCAATATCTTCTTTTGTCGCTTTTCTTAATAAAATAGGACTTGGTTTAATATATTTAAGTAGAGCAAGATAATATATGTAAAATTTATCAGCTTCAAATAGATGTCTTGTTTGCTTTCTAAATTCCCATTCTTTTGCAACTTCAAAATCAGTGGATAATATATGGAATAATCCACATTCCTTGATATTTGCCAATGTTTTGATTAGTTCTGTATCTTCATAAATAATGGATGGAATGGCTAATATTTTATTTATATCGTTTTTAAGTGAGGAAAATCGACCATGATAAATAATTTCTAAGCTTAATTTTTCAACACTTTTAAATTTAGAATTATCTAATAATTGATGAACATAAGCTTTAGGTTCTATAATATCAATTTCTTCAAATATCCCCTCGAATGTTTTGATAGGGATGTCGTCATAAAGGTTACTTTTACTACTTCCCGAATAAATATTAGTTAAATATGCTACAATATTTATCATATCGTTTGATATTCTAATTAAATGTTTTTGAATCATTGCCCTGACAACTTCTTGCCTTCTTTTTTCTGGAATATATACCAATAAATAGTAAAAGAAGGAACTTGTTATTACTCCAATGCTCAAATCAACAACTAGACTATTAATGTTTGCTATTCTTTCGGTAGAATAATTACAATTAATAAGGGGAATCCATCCAAAAACAATTTGTAATAGAAATAGTACAGATGTAAAATTTAAAAGGATTAGTACTTTATGCAGTTCTCTCATTATACTTTAATTTAAATATTCAAGGTTGGGGTGCGCTGTTTCGTCTCATTTTGATTTATTCCAGTATCTGTCAAACAATTCTATTTCAT